TATTACTACTAGTGGCACTTTAAATATTACAAACACCGCCCCCGACCAAACAGTCGTATTGAACTCAGGTACAGGCATATCAACTAGCGGTACATATCCTAACTTTACAGTTACTAATACCGCCCCTGACCAAACAGTCAGTATTGCAAGCGGAACTGGTATATCGGCAACAGGTACATACCCTGCGTTTACAGTAGCCAACACAGGTGTTACTTCTGCCGTAGCTGGAACTGGTATTAGCGTTAGTGGTTCAACTGGTGCTGTAACAGTAACCAACACCGCTCCCGACCAAACTGTTGCTTTAACTGGTGCAGGAACAACTGTAGTAACTGGTACTTACCCTAACTTTACTATTACTTCTACAGATTCCACTACTGGAACAGTTACAAGCGTAGCGGCTACAGCAGGAACAGGCATTAGCGTAACTGGTAGTCCTATAACAACAAGTGGCACATTAAACATTACTAATACTGCGCCTGACCAAACTGTAGTTTTAACGGCTGGTACAGGCATAAGCACAAGCGGTACATATCCTAACTTTACTATTACCAACACAAGCCCAAGTTCAGGCGGTACAGTCACAAGCGTTACAGGAACAGCACCCGTAATATCTTCAGGTGGTAATACCCCAGCTATATCCATGCCAGCCGCCACCACTTCTGTAGATGGTTATTTAACATCAACTGATTGGACAACCTTTAACAATAAGGGTTCGGGTACAGTTACTTCAGTAACAGCTACAAGCCCTGTTACTTCAACTGGTGGAACAACGCCTGTTATTGCTATGCCAGCGGCTACAACTAGCGTTAATGGATACCTTACTAGCACCGATTGGACTACCTTTAATAACAAGTCTAATACCAATGGAACAGTTACTAGCGTTGCCGCATTGACTTTAGGTACGACAGGCACAGACCTTAGTTCTACAGTCGCTAACGGCACTACAACCCCTGTAATCACCCTGCAAGTACCGACCGCATCAGCGACCAATAGAGGTGCTTTGAGTGCCGCAGATTGGACAACCTTTAACGCCAAAGCCGCACCCTTTACCTACACATCGACTTATATTCCATTTGGTCAAGGCACAACTACGCCTAACCAATCGGCTGACCTGACCTTTGATGGCACAACCCAATCTGCCCCAATCCAACGGGCTAGTAACGGAATCGTGACTAATAACAAGACTATTGGCACTAGCTTTACTATCCCCGCAACAGATAACGCTATGTCATCAGGGCCAGTTACTATATCGAGTGGCGTAACGGTTACAGTTTCTAGTGGGTCACGCTGGGTAGTTTTGTAATGTTTCAAACTGCTTTTCAGTCTAATGCGTTTCAAAACAATGCGTTTCAAATTGTTACATCGCCTACCCCTACCCTAGTTGGGGGTGATGATGCGTCTTGGACAGAGGATGATTTAAAGAGATTACGCAAACTATCCGCAAAAATAGCGGAAAGACAGCGCAAACTTGAGAAAGCAGTTAAAGACGCTAAAGCAGAACGCAAACAAGCGTTCAAGGATTTAATTGATCCTGTTGCAAAAGTTAAGAAAGCTAAAGTACAATCCAAACAAGAGGTTAAAGCTGATATACCGTTAGCTGAAACAGAAGATTTACAGCGGTCTATAAGCTACCTTGAAAGACAACGGGATAACATCCTTGAGGCAGTAGCTTACAGACACCAGCAATATCTCATCCAAGAGCAATTGCGAGTAATGGAAGCCCAACGCCAAGAGGAACTTGACGATGAGAGCGCATTATTACTACTGATATAAGTGCAGACGCACAATATAAATTAGCTTACGAACACCTACACGCTGGCAGATACGAAGCTGGCTTTAGAGGGTTTGAATATCGCTGGCATCCTGACATTATTGCCAAACAAACCCAGCCTTACGCACCTGCCTTAAAAATGCCTGTATGGAGAGGTGAACCCCTAATTGGTAAGTCGATTACCGTACAGATGGAGCAAGGCTTTGGTGACATTATTATGTTTGCCCGATTCTTACCCGCTTTAAAGGCTTTAGGGGCAAAACAGGTTGTAGTCCTACAAGAAGGCACACTTCACCACCTCTTAGGGCAAATCCACGCTGTAGATGTGTTTAGCAACGATTTAACGCAAGGTGCTGCTATTGAATCTGATTACTGGATTGGTTCAATGTCGCTGCCGTACTACATTTCGTTACAGCATCCCATCGTCAAGGCTATGTTTCCTGTGACCCGTAAGAAAATAGTGGCTTCAGAAGGCTATTTACACGCTATTCCTAGCAACATTCCACCTAAAATCGGGGTAAATTGGGAAGCATCTAAGCAAACCTTGTATTACATCAAGTCTATTGCCAATGAGCATATGGTTGAAATGGTTGGGGATGACGCTTATAGCCTAAATCCCAACTCCGATGGGCTATTTCACCCACTTCCCAACGATGGTTGGAAGAAAAACTGGGTACAAACCGCATCCCACATGAAGGCAATGAAGGGAATCGTAACCGTAGACACGGGAACAGCGCATTTAGCGGGCGCATTAGGCGTAAAGTGCGTGGTTTTACTGCCTAAAGAGGAATTTGTATGCTGGCGGTGGAAAAATGCCCGTTGGTATGACAGTATTTGCGTACTTAGACCCAATGAATACGATCAACTACCTGAACTCATAAGGAGAATGTAATGATTTGCCCGAATTGTGGATATTCCCAACAAAGTCACATAGAAACCAAGCAAACGGATGAAGAATTCTTTTTAGAGTGGTGGATACCGACCATTGGTGAGGAAGCTGCTAGAGCGTCATGGCAAGATAAGGTCGCTATGAAGTCACGGGAAGCCCCTATGGTGATGCCCGATATTGAGGGTCATATCTCTATGGCAGACGGCACATGGGTTTCTAGCCGTTCTAAGCACCGTGAGAACCTAAAGCGTAATAACTGCGTGGAAATAGGCGATGCTGTGCCAATGCAGCAAAAAGCACCTGAAATTAGCCGCAAAGACCAAGAAGCCCGTAAACGGCAGATTGCTGAAATAGCATATTCAAAACTTAACTATAGATAGGGAAAACCATGTCAGATGACCGCAGAGAGTTACTAGAAGCCGCATTAGAGCAAGCCGAAGAAGGCACACTTGAAGCACCTATTGAAAAGGAGATTGAAGTAAATGACGATCCAATCCAAGCCGAAAACGAAGAAGCCAGCCCTGAAGAAAGCAACAACCGTGACGAAAAAGGTCGTTTTAAGGCCAAAGAAGGTAATACCGACCAAGATACCGTTGAAGAACCTGAACTGGTGGCAGAAGCTAGTGATGTTCCTGACGAGGAAATAAAACGCCCTACTACTTGGAAAAAGGAGTATGTAGAGGTATGGAACAAAATGCAAGAGGGCAAGCCTTTAGATAAAGCGGAGTTTGCTAAGTTTGCTGAATACGCTAACCAGCGTGAAGCCGAGTACAAAAAGGGCGTATCTGCCTACAAAGCAGAAGCCGACAATGCACGGCAATTAACCGAAGCAATTGGCCCATTCGTTCCTGAACTACAAAAGCATGGCATTCACCCTGTCACTTGGATACAAAGTCTAGGTCGGGCGCATTACACGCTGGCTAATGGAACATACGAACAGAAGATAAATGCCTTTAATAGACTTGCACAAGATTATGGAATACAATTAAATCAAGATGCACTTCAGATGCCTGAACAGGCGTATGTAGACCCGTATCAACAGCAGTTAATGCAACAGCTACAAGCAACACAACAGCAGGTGCAACAACTGTCAGCGATTCGGGAGCAAGAAGAAAATGCTCGATTGAGTAATGAAATCAGTCGGGTAAGTAGCAACAAAGAGAGGTTTCCTCACTTTGACATGGTACGGGAAGATATGGCTCAATTACTTGAGAAAGGTATAGCCCAAGACCTTGAAACGGCTTATGCCAAAGCGGTGCGTATGAATGATGAAGCGTTCAAGCTAGAGCAGGATAAACTCCTGAGATCAGCAGGTTCACAAGCATCTAAGGCACAGCAAGTAGCTAAAGCTAAAGCAACTGCTGTTAGTCCACGATCCGTTACTCCTAGCGGTCAAGTGAAAAGCACAGATGCAAAGGATAGACGATCCTTACTGATGGCTAATTTAGCCGATGCAGAGGGTGGTCGGGTTTAACTTAACTTAATAAAGGAAATATCATGGCATTCGCAAATAGCGCAATCACCGATATTATCGCTACCACCATTCAAAGTCTTAGCGGAGTATTAGCAGATAACTTAACAGAAAACAACGCAATTCTTCAACGATTGAACTCCAAAGGTAATGTTCGCCCATTCTCGGGTGGTAATGTGATCTTGGAAGAAATCATGTACAACGACCCAGCAACCAACAATGCTAATAGCTATAGCGGTTACGAAGTCTTGAACATCACTCCTGATAGCCCAATCTCGGCTGCTCAGTTCAGCATTACGCAGTACGCTGACTCAGTAACCATGAGTGGTCTAGAAATGCTACAAAACAGCAGCAAAGAAGCAATCATCGACCTGTTAGATGGTCGTATGCAAGTTTCTGAAGCCCGTCTGTTGAACCGCATTTCAGGTGACTTGTATGGTGACGGAACAGGTAATGGCGGTAAGAATATTACAGGTTTAGCCGCTGCTATCAGCACTTCACCTACTACTGGTACATACGGTGGTATTAATCGTGCAAACTGGACTTTTTGGCGTAACCAAGCAACTACTGGTGCTAACTCCGCTGCATTGATCCAAGCTGCTATGACAACTGCTGCTATCAAATCTGTTCGTGGTAATGATAAGGTTGACCTTATTATTGCTGGTAACACTTTGTATTCACGCTATGTTGAGTCGCTTCAGGCTATCCAGCGTATTGCTGGTGTAGACGAAGGTGCAGCAGGTTTCGCATCCCTCAAGTTCTACGGTGGCGGTATGTCTGCTGATGTGGTATTAGGTGGTGGTATTGGCGCACAAGAAACAGCTACATATATGTACCTCTTGAACACCGATTACATCTTCTTCCGCCCACACAAAGAGCGTAATTTCGTTCCTATCGGTGGTGAGCGTCAATCGATTAACCAAGATGCAATCGTGAAGCTGTATGGCTGGGCTGGTAACTTAACTTGCTCTAATGCTTCACTCCAAGGTATCTTGACAGGCACTTAATCAACTGACTAATTAAAGGAAAATTATCATGTCATATTCAACTCTCCCCATCGCTGGCGTAGATATAGGTGAACTTGCTTACACTAACCTAAATTCTGCTGGCGTAGCAATTCCAACTATTGGCCCACTCGGTCTGCAAACTTTTGGCGCAGATGGCTTGCGTTATGTGTTTGCCCAAGCTGGTGTTGCAATTGCGGCTTCAACCGCTACTTGCGTAATCAACGCATCTACATTCCAAGCTACCTTGGGTGCAGGTACATATGTGTCAGGTGCTTCTATGGCATCAGGCGATTATGGCTGGTTTGGCAAGGCTAGTGTTTAATAGCAAAATGTAGTAAAAACAGGGGGTTACCTTAATTGGTAGCCCCTTTTTCTTTTAACAACCTAATACCTTAGGAGAATTAAAAATGGCTTTACCTTCAGATACACAAGGAGCAGATGCTCGATTGCAAGTACGCTTTTACAAGAAATCCGTACAACAAGAACAAGAATCCATAGACGCTGGCAGACCAATCTTCAAAGACTTTGATTTTGTACAAATCTGCGTTGCTGGCGATACCCTAACCGAAATCGACACTTATGCGTTACAAAACCATAAGACCCGCTTTCCTATTCAATATGCTAATTACATGAATAGACAAGGAGCGCACGATGAGGAATTAGTAGGAACGCCTATAGCAGAATGGCCTTTAGTATCAAAAAGCCAAGCTGAAGAATTAAGGGCAATTAAGTTCCAAACGGTAGAATCTATTGCAAACGCTTCAGATCAACAGTTACAGCGCATGGGAATGATTGCAGGAATGTCACCTTATGCGTTTCGTGACAAGGCAAAGGCATTTTTAAATCTAGCAACAAGTTCAGCAGAAACCGACAAGCGTGAGCATGAAATTAACGCTTTGAAAGAAGAACTTGCCAAAAAGGAACTAGAAACTGCTAAAATAAAAGCAGAAACAGATGCGAAGTTAGCCTTAATGCAAGAGCAAATGGCTACTATACTTGCTGCTGTTGGTGAAAAGAAACCCCGTAAACAGAAAACGGTAGCCACAGAGGAAGCCTAATATGTCATCAACAATGCTCCAATTAGTCCAGCAAGTTACTGCTGAACTTAATTTAGCCATACCCACCTATGTTCAAGGTAACACTAGCCAAGATGTTCAACAAGTTCTTGCGTTAATGAACCGTGCAGGGTATGACTTAATTAAGGAACACAATTGGCAAGCATTGGAGTTGGAATATAGGTTTTACACCACAGCAATTACCACAACCTGCGATACAACGAATAATAGCTATTTATTAAACAATATTCCTAGTACCGCAGGTTTGGACAATACTTATTCCATCGTTGGTACAAGCGTTCCCCAAGATACTTATGTTGATACAGTTCTTACTTCAACTAGTTTAAATAGTAGCCAATTATCTTCAGCTACATCTGTAGGCGGTACAGTTACTTTTAGCAAGACCATTTACCCTTTGCCACCTGATTACGAAACCATTACTGATAACACCCATTGGGATAAGACCAAACATTGGCAGATGCTTGGCCCAGTCGATGCCCAACAATGGCAATGGCTAAAGTCGGGTTATATTTCAACAGGCCCACGGGTGCGTTGGAGAATCTTGGGTAATCAGTTTGAAATTTGGCCGCCTTACAATACCCTAGAATATTTAGGTTTTGAATACCGTTCTAAGGGCTGGGTTAGAAGTGCTGCTAATGCTGTTAAGAATAGCTTTACAGTCGATACCGATACATCCGTATTAGATGACGCAATTATTGTTTTGCTGACTAAACTCAAATATTTCCAAATTAAGTCATTTGATACTACTGCATTGCAACAAGACTATAGCCGTTATTTGAGCGTTGCCAAGGCTAACGATAAAGGATCAGCAACCCTATCCTTTGCACCTATGCCAAGTGCCGTGTTAATTGGTTGGGCAAACATTCCCGATACTGGCTATGGGTCTTAATCATGGCGGTTGCTAAAAGATTTACGGCTACCACTTCTTCTGTTGCCGCCCCGATTGGTGGGTGGAACGCTAGGGATTCTTTGGCAGAAATGAACCCCTTAGATGCGGTTCAGATGGTTAACTTCTTTCCTACGCCTACGGATGTAACCCTTAGAAAAGGCTATACCAAGACCTCTACAGGCATTGCTGGGGCTGTTTTATCCCTAATGAGTTACGCCAGCCCAACGACTACCAAGTTGTTTGCTGCTACAGCTACGATTATTTATGATGCTAGTACCTCTACGGCTACCTCTAGTCTTACAGGAAACACCGATGGTAAGTGGATTCACTCCATGATTACGACTGCGGGTGGGTCTTTTATGCCTGCTGTAAACAATGTTGATCCGATGGTCGTTTATGATGGTACTAGGTGGTCTAGGTCGGCTACGACAAGCACCGCACAGACTATTTCTAGCATTACTAGGGGTGGAACGGGTAACCTAACCGCTACCTTAGTAACTGCCAGCGCACATAGTCTAGTCACAGGTAACACCATAACAGTAGCAGGTGCAACACCCGCAGAATTTAACGGAACTTACCGCATTACAGTCACAAATGCGACAACTTTTACTTACACAATGGCAACCGCCCCAAGCGGTAATGCGACTGTAATGGGCACTTACACGATTGATTACTACATTACAGGTAAAAACTCTAATACATTTGCGTATGTAAACTTGTTTAAAGAGCGTCTTTACTTTGTTGAGGAAGATTCCCTTAATTTTTGGTATTTGCCTGTAGACTCAATTAACGGGGCGGTTACTAAATTCCCGTTGGGGGGCATCTTTAAAAATGGTGGATACCTACAAGCGATGGGAACTTGGACTATTGACGCTGGTTACGGGGTCGATGACCTAGCCGTATTTGTCACAAGTAACGGAGAAGTTGCTGTTTACAAGGGTTCTAACCCATCTGACCCAACGGATTGGGCTTTAATTGGTATTTGGAACATAGGTTCTACCTTTGCCCGTAAATGCGTCTTTAAATATGGTGGTGACATCCTATTATTGACCCAGCAAGGCTTAGTTCCCCTATCCGCAGGACTTCAATCTACCCGTTTAGACCCTAGAGTCAATATTACCGATAAGATTTTCTACGCTATTAGCCAAGCAACAGACAATTATTCAAGCAATTTTGGCTGGCAAATTAACTACCTAGCCAAATACAATATGCTGATTCTCAATGTTCCCGTAACAAGTAATACTGAGCAATATGTCATGCACAACATTACAAAGTCTTGGTGTAGGTTTACCAATATTAATGCTAATTGTTGGGAAATGAGCAATGAGGATATGTATTTTGGTGGAACTGGCTTTGTAGCCCGTTTTTATGACTCATTTGCCGATGCAGGCACAAACATCAAAGGTTTTGTACAGCAAGCCTACTCTTATTTTGAGTCTAGGGGGCAACAAAAACGCTTCACAATGGTACGCCCTATCCTACAGACAGATAACGGCTTACCGACCGTTCTATGCGGTCTAAGCACCGATTACGAAACAGTCGAATTGACTAACCAAATATCTTTTAATCCCGCCATCTTACTTACTGGTGAATGGGATTTAGATGTATGGGATAACGCTAATTGGGGCGGTGGTTTAGTAACCACAAAGACATGGCAGGGCGTGACAGGATTAGGCTATGCGGGGTCAGTTAGTATGAATGTGGCAAGCCAAGGGATAGAGTTCCATTGGGCTAGTACCGACTATGTTATGGAGAAGGGTGGAGTCATTTAGTGCTATGTTTTGATAAAGACTTGCTAGGGCCATTTATCGCCCAAAAGTTAAACATGGTATGGACACCCGAAAATTCCAGCACAATTGGTTGGGTAACGGATCAAATAGAATCAGTAGTGTGGTATGAGGACTTTAACCAAAAATCGGTAACTTGCCATATTTACCTTGAAAAAGGATTAAATAAGCAATACTTATCTACCATTTTTGATTATCCTTTTGTACAATTGGGGGTAGATAAGATTGTTTGCCCCGTGGTTAGTAGTAACGACAAGTCAATAGAGTTTGTCAAGAAATTGGGGTTTGAGGAACAAGCACGATTACTTGATGTTTTTCCTACTGGAGATTTGTTGTTTTTTGTAATGTCAAAAGACAAATGTAGATTTTTAGGAGAAAGATATGGGAAAGTCGGCTTCTGC